TGAGTCTTTAGCTAAACCGTCTTCCCTGAGAATTATTAATGTTTCTGATATGGACGCTGCTAAAGAATTCGCAGTTAGTTCTGAAAACGAAGAAGTGGTTATGAATATTATGCGTAGAAATTCAACACAAGTTAAACAATATTTAAGGTAGGAAAAGAAATGCCAAACGTACAAAATATAGTAGCCAATGATCACAAGGATTTGATGAACAGGGTTCGCCAATTTATAACAGGCTATGGGACTTTTCCTACCCCTGGTTTTGCGGGTGTAGGTGATGGAACCATAAGTGATATTGCTTCCCCGCCCCCATCCTTGTCTGAGACTTGGACGCTCACTTGCAATCTGGGTGGTGGTACAGGTGTCGCTACATTTACCGTGTCTGGTTCGGTGTCTGGTGCTCAAGCTGATGCAACGGTTGGTGAGTTCTATGAAACTGCGGGTAAGCTATTTGAATTTCTGATAAAGGATGGGCCTATCGATTTCGTGATAGCTGATGTGTTCACGGTGGTCATTACTGAAGGTGCAATGATTACAGCAACTCAGGAGTGGGCGCAAGACAGGTGGGTTCCACATCCAAATGATATTACCGTAGGAAGCAATTTTGATATTCCAACAAACATGTTTAATAAAAGTGATGGCGCACCAGCAGTAAGGGCGGCACAGACTACCGCAATAGCTCAGTTTCGTGCTGATGATGCTGTTGAATTTGATCGGTATTCGATAGCCCCGCAAGGTATTGGATTTGTCTTGGCTAATGCCCCGATAGATTGGACGTTTGAATGGTCTGATGATTTAACAGGGCCGTGGACTATTGCCGATACTCAGGTAGGTATTACTGCGTGGATAAGTGGACAGACAAGGACATTTCCTTTGACTTCCCCTGGCAGGCATTTTAACTGGCGTTGGGTTATTACAAATAACGGTGGTGGTGTTGATGTTGATGTAGGATTTTTTGATGCAAAGATTACAGGCGATTTAGATGATTATTTATCTGAAGGTCATCTTCTTGTTACTGGTCAAGGACTTGCTGCGGCTGATGTTATTCCTGTGGGCATGGCAATTAAGGAAAATATATTTGCACCATATTTTAATTGGAGATTGCAGGGAGCAATAGCGTTTGACGATGTTGAGCCGTTTCAAAATCAACCTGGGGGAAGCCCAACACCATTTTATATAGTGGATGATGGTCTTATGACATATTGGATTGTTGCTACAGGAAGGTACTTCATTGTTGTAACCAAGATAGGCACGGTCTATACATCAATGATGATGGGTTTTCACTTGCCTTATGGTGCGCCTTCTGAGTATGGATTCCCGTTGGTAATAGCGGGTACTGTTAATAGTAACCAACATTTCACCTTGGTAAATAACATTATCAGGATGTTTGCAAATCCTGGTGCTAATGCAATGATGGTTCGTGACCCTACAGGGAATTGGCTCTTTTTTACAAACTTTTTCAACCCAGGAACAAACGATTTCCAAGCTGTTCAGAGGGTGATTGCACCTTATGCGGGTAATACCACCAATCAGACTAATATTATGAATAAAAAAGTTGTTGAGGCTATTGATGGTTCGTACCCGCTAACCCCGCTTGTCATCTCAGAGTTTGAAAAATCAGTGGGGGAAGTGGGGAAGAATGGGAATGCGTATGGCGAACTGGATGGTGTGTTTCATATATCTGGTTCCAATCAAACATCAGAGAATACGCTAGTGATCGGGGGTGATACCTACATTGTTTTTCAAGACATTTATCGATTAGCGTTCCATAATTTTATGGCAGTGAGGTTAGATGTATGAGTTACTTAACAGGAACAGCTACAGATGTTGATGATCTGCTAGGCAAGCTGAGTGCATTTGCTCAGTTAAATGGTTGGACTGAAAATAAAGTTGTGGCGGGAACTGGTAACGGGGCAAGCTCAGAAGTGTATTTATCGAAGGGTCAAACTTTCGTTATTTTCGATGCTCAATTTACAGGTGGAAGTAATCTCTATCATGGAGTACAGCAACTTTTAGATCATCCTCACTTAGATGTTTATGTGGCAACAGGATTTAACGGTGCGAATCCTGTTAATGGTCAGCCAGGAACTTCCCTTTTCAAAGAAACAAATTGGCTGCTGCCTAATATGACTGCCTTTCATTTCTTCACTGACCCGACTAAAGAATATTTGCATATTGTGGTGGAAGTTATTGCAAATGAGTTTAGGCATATTCAGGTTGGATTAATGGAAAAGATAGGTGCTTATGATGGTGGGCAATATAATCAAAGTATCAACCCTATTCAGAGTATTAATGTTATAGATCGTCCTGACAACTTTCAGCACAGTTATCCTTGGACTAAGATAGGTAGTGTTGCAGGGAGGAACCAATTTATTCGTGTCAATATTGATGGTGTTGATTGGAAGCAAAGTAATTCTCAGGATAATACTTTAGGATGGGCACCCCCTTTAAGAATGGCAGCACAGGGCGAATGGTTAGATAACCACTTTGATATGAAATTTTTTGACCAGGGGGATACCCAACCGAATACGTTTAATTCAACACTTGTCTTGTTCCCAATGCCTGCTTTTATTTATAGGAGTTCGACACAACGCGCACCCGTAGGTAAGCCCTTTGATGTGAGGATGTGCAATATACAAAATGTTACTCCGAGTGCATCTATTTTCTTTGGCGGGGATGAATGGGTGATACTCCCGTTTGTACAAAAGAAAGAACCTAATCAAAGGGATAACCTTCCAAATTCAGGTTGGTTAGCGTTTGCCTATCTTAAGGTTCCATAATGGTTGATGTTGTAGACGACTCACCGATCTTCGAAAACCCATTTGCGGGTAATATTGCTACTCTATCGGTGGGGCAGCATGATTTCCCTGTCAATATCTTTCTTGCAGATGAAGATATTTTTGGTGATTTAATTGACAACAGACCCGTAGCTGCAAATGACAGGGTACTTGGTGGGCAACTTTGCCCGATGTTTGTTGAAGATTTTTATGAGCGAGTTCACGTTACTCCTGCTGTAATTGCGTTGGGGAATCTGGTTAGCGCACAGGTTAGAACATTTGAAGTATGGAATGCATTTTTTACCAGTAATAACAATATTAGTTTGACCCCCGTGGGAGATACAACAGGGGTTATTTTGACTGAACCTGCGATACCGCCGACTCTGTATGCTGCCTTAGAATCTAGGGAATATTTAATTAGTGTGGGTCTTACGGGGCCGCCTGCAATTGATATTGTTTATACGTGGGTGTTTGATACAGAATCAGTGACCCTTGAACTGACTGGTAACAGGGTAATTATTTTTGCGTTCTCCCCAGATTGGTCTGATGCTGTGGTTGAAAGGTATGAATGGGCAACCCAACTTATTGAAGCTGATGATGGGACTGAAAGAAGAAATAGGCTGAGAACTAATCCCCGTAGAAGTATGGAGTACAGGGTTTTGCTTGAAACAGATGATAAGCGTTGGCTTGAAACTTATCTTTGGGATTGGAAAGCAAGATTATTTTCTGTACCGATTTGGACTGATTGCGTATTCACTACTGCTGATACTCCAATAGGTGATTCGGTAATTGATGTGGCTTTTACGGACAACACATCTTTCAAGGTAGGGGGCGTAGCGATATTTATTATCGATCAAAGAGATGTTGAGGCTGTAGAGATAGCGAGTATTGACCCAACATCATTGACCTTGCTTAGACCAACACTGAAAGCTTGGCCTTCAGGAACTAGAATCTATCCTGCATTGGTGGGTAGATTAACTGAAGATCAGAATTTGACACAACCAACTGCGGATATAGATTTTGCTAGTATCAAATTTCAATTTGTGGATAACGAAGCAATTCCTGCTGTGGATTCACCAACTGCTTATCTTGATGTTAATGGCGAACCAACATTTGTTTTGGAGCGTATACCCAACAGAGCATCGGATTTATCTTTAACATATCAGTCTAAATATGGTCTGGTAGATTTTGGAATTTCGCCACCTTTTGTAGATGACCGTTCAGGGTTCCCAGATGTCGTAACCAAGTTTGATTTTGCTGATGAAGGAAGGGAAGATATTTGGTTCTGGAAAGAATGGTTACATGCACGGGCAGGTAAACATACACCATTCTGGATTTCTTCACAGTCTCAAGATTTTGTTTTACTGGAAACAATTTTCAGCACGGATGTTGGGATAGTTGTTCAGGATTACGAGTACAGGAATTTCTATAATTTCGCACAAGGCAAGCAAGATATTGTGATAGTAAATAAAGCAGGGGTGAGATTTTATCGAAGAATAACATCTGCTACTTCCACAACCCCAGGCGAAGAAATAATTGGTATTTCTGCACCTTTGGGTGTAACAATTACATTAGATCAGATTAAGATAATTTCATTTTTACATCCATCTAGGTTAGATGTTGATGGAATAGAAATTGCTTGGGATCACACTGAATTCGCAAGAATTTCATTTGCAGCTAGGGTAATAGGAAGATGACTTTTGAAGCACGGGAAGAAGGGTTTGGATATCCAATAGAATTATATGAATTTAGGTTGGGTGTTGTTCAATCATTTTTTTTAACTTCACATGATCAGGAAATACTCTTTTCTAATAATGTGTACATCCCACATCAGATGCAAAGGCAGGCTGTTGAACAGAATACAGAAATTGAAAGACACGAATTGAAGATAGATATTCAAAGAGATGCGGAAGTGTTGGAAGGTTTTGTAGGGTTTCCCCCTACTCAAATAATGACCTTAACTATATACAGAAAACACTTGAATGATTTAGCTGATCAATTTGTGGTGGTCTGGAAAGGTAGGGTACTGACTATTGAATGGTCTGGTTCTAAAGCGGCAATTGCTTGTGAGCCTGTCTTTACCAGTTTGAAAAGACCTGGGTTGCGTAGGAAGTATTCAAGCCAATGTCCACATATACATTATGGTCTTGAATGCAAAGTAGATAATGATCTTTTTAGGGT